CCGGATGAGGCCGATAAAGAGTTAGTTGCTTTTGTTACCGACCATTGTGATCGGTGGCGTACCTACCGAGACATCAATTTCCTGCCGAGCTGGGAAGAGTACGAACGTATCTTCCGCGGCGAATGGGCGATTGAAGACAAAACCCGCGACTCCGAACGCTCCCGCCTGGTTACGCCGATGACGCAGCAGGCGGTCGAGACACGTCACGCCGAGGTCATGGAGGCGATCTTTGGTTCGGGCGAATACTTCGACATCGAAGACGACTTGAAGGACATCGACGGCAGCCCACTCGACGTGGAGATGATCAAGCGCCAGTTGATGGAAGACTTCAAAAAAGACAAGATCAGGAAGTCTATCGATCACATCGAGCTGTTAGCTGAAATCTATGGCACCGGCATCGGTGAGATCGTCGTCGGCATGGAGAAGGAGTATGTCCCAGCCACGCAGGCGATTCCTGGGCAGATGGGCCAAGCAGCGATTGGCGTGATCGAGAAGCCGCGTGTGTCGGTGAAACTGGTGCCGGTTAACCCGAAGAACTTCCTGTTTGACCCCAACGGCACGACGGTCGACGATTGCATGGGTGTGGCGATTGAGAAGTATGTCTCGATCCACAAGATCGTACGCAACATCGAGCGCGGAATCTACCGCAAGGTCAACATCTCCCCGACGTATGAAGATACGGACTTGGAGCCGACGCAAGAGATCAGTCAGTACCAAGACGAGAAGGTCAAGCTACTGACTTACTACGGTCTGGTGCCGCGTGAGTATCTGACCGACAACGACGAAGACGTGGTCGAGTTGTTCCCCGACGAGTCGCCGGCGGAAGATTATCAGGACATGGTCGAGGCGATTGTTGTGATTGCCAACGACGGGCTGCTGTTGAAGGCCGAAGAAAACCCGTACATGATGAAGGATCGCCCTGTGCTGTCGTACCAGGACGATACGGTGCCGAATCGTCTGCTGGGTCGTGGAACGATCGAAAAAGCGTACAACATGCAGAAGGCGATCGATGCGGAAGTACGCTCGCACTTGGATGGTCTGGCGCTGACTTCTGCACCGATGATGGCGATGGATGCGACGCGTCTACCGCGCGGTGCAAAGTTTGAAGTGCGCCCAGGCAAGGCCATCATGACCAACGGCAACCCGAACGAGATTTTGTTCCCGTTCAAGTTTGGTCAGACGTCGAACGACAACTTGGCCACCGCCCAGCGGTTCGAGACGATGCTGTTGCAGGCCACTGGCACGCTGGATAGCCAGGGTATGGTCAGTCAAGTGGCGCGGGATGGTGGCAATGCGGGCATGTCAATGGCCGTTGCCTCAATCATCAAGAAGTACAAGCGCACGCTGGTGAACTTCCAAGAAGATTTCTTGATGCCGTTCATCAAAAAAGCAGCGTTTAGATACATGCAGTTTGATCCTGAGCGGTATCCGTCGGTCGATATGAACTTCATCCCGACCGCAACGCTGGGCATCATTGCGCGCGAATACGAGCAAGCGCAGTTTATTGCGCTCTTGCAGACGCTTGGCCCTGACACACCGGTGCTGCCATTGATTCTGAAGGGCATTGTGGCCAACAGCTCGCTGTCGAACCGCATGGAGTTGATGGAAGCGCTAACGCAAATGGCGCAGCCGAACCCAGAACAGCAAGCGGTACAGCAGATGCAGCAGCAATTAGCGGTACAAGCAGCGCAAGCACAGATCGCGGTCAATCAGACGCAGGCTGAACAGAACCGTGCAGAGGCCACGAAGACGTTGATCGAGGCCCGATTGAAGCCGGTGGAGGCCGAAGCGAAGATTATGGCCGCCAACACGCAGAATCTGCCGACGAATGACGAGTTGGCCAGCAAAGAGTTCGACAAACGCGTCAAGATTGCCGAATTGATGTTGAAAGAAGCTGACATCAAGAACAAATCGAAGATCGTTGAACTGCAAATGGCCGATAAGCAGAACAAAATCAGCGGAATGGAAGAAGATTTCTTGGAAGAATTGACCAAGGAGCTGTCGAATGGACGTTGAAAGCCTCGCCAAACAGCTCATTCTTCAAAATATGACGCCAGAGCAGCAGAATGCTGTTCTGGAGTCGGTTCGAGCATCGCTGCTTGAGGCAAGAAACAACCAAAAACGACGTGTCAGCGAGAACGTCGGTATGGTGGTCGATGCGTTAAAGAAGATCGAGGCGGACATCCGCGCTAAGTACGACGATCTAGGCAATCAGATCACCACACGCGTTAATTCGATCAAAGATGGCCGCGATGGTATCGATGGCCGCGACGGTAAAGACGGTAAAGATGGTCGTCCTGGCCGCGACGGCGCCGCAGGACCGATGGGGCCGGCAGGGCGCGATGGTCGGGATGGTATTGATGGCGAAGACGGCGTATCCGTCATCGATGCGAAGATCGACTTTGACGGTTCGCTCATCATTAGTCTGTCAAACGGCCGTGAAATCAACGTCGGTGAGGTTGTTGCACCTGATTTGGCCGAACGTATTAAGGTCATCACGAATGGTGGCGGCACATCGCAGACAGTTATTGATGCATTGGCCTCACTCCAAACACAGATCAACAACCTAATCCCAAGCCAAACAGGTAACGCAGGTAAATATCTGACTACTAACGGCTCGTCGTTATCATGGGCGCCTCTTATTGGTATTCTGAGTTATCAAGGTACTTGGGATGCAGCAACAAATACGCCGACGCTTACTTCTAGTGTTGGTACTACTGGCCACTATTACGTTGTATCAGTCGACGGCTCAACTAACTTAAACGGCATCACAGATTGGAAAGCCGGCGACTGGGTAATCTATAACGGCACAGTTTGGCAGAAGATTGACCAAAGCTGGGCGATTTCGGGCGCTAACGACAACATCACGTCGATGACGGGCCTTACCGGCGGTATTTCCTCCCCAGATTTCGTTCAGTTCGACACTACTGCCACAGTTACCAATGCAGCGGGCCGCCTGTACTGGGACGACACGCAGAAGACATTAACAGTTGGTCTGAACGCCAATATTTCGGCGGACATTGGCCAGACGCTCTACGCGTATGCGACGAACGACGAGTCGGTGACAATCAATAAAGGTCAACCGGTCTACATGTTCTCCGCGCAAGGCGATCGTGTGTCGGTCAAACTTGCGTATAACACGGGCGACGCGACATCCGCGAAGACACTCGGTGTTTGCGCAGAAAATATCGCCGCAGGGCAAGCAGGTCTGATTCTTTGCCAAGGTGTGCAAGACGGCCTAGACATGAGCGCCTATAGCCCAGGCGACACGCTGTATTTGGGTGCGACTGCCGGGACACTGACTAACGTGAAGCCATACGCACCAAATCATTTGGTGTATATCGGCGTGGTTGAACGAGCTAATGCAGGTAATGGTCGCCTATACGTGCGCGTGCAGAACGGCTATGAGATGGATGAGCTGCATAACGTCTCTGCGCAGAACCCCTCTAACGGTCAAGTGCTTATCTATAACGAGTCTACTGACCTGTGGGAAAAGAATACGCTTACCGACGGTACGGCGATCAGCATCACCGAAGGTCCAGGGTCGATCACGATCACTAACACCGGCGTTACTAGCGCTGTTGCTGGTACAGGCATATCTGTATCTGGCGCTACGGGCGCGGTAACGATTACCAACTCTGCTCCAGATCAAGTAGTAGCTTTGACGGCCGGTACGGGTATTAGCACTAGCGGCACGTATCCGAACTTTACGATCACTAACTCTGCGCCAGATCAAACCGTATCGTTGACAGGCGCGGGTACGACTAGCGTTACGGGTACTTACCCTAACTTTACGATCACGTCGAATGATCAGTATGTCGGTACAGTAACAAGTGTGGGCGGTACTGGCACAGTTAACGGCATAAGCCTAACAGGCACCGTAACCTCCAGTGGCAACCTAACACTAGGCGGCGCGTTAACGGGTGTTGACTTAACGTCGCAAGTAACTGGTACGTTGCCGATTGCTAACGGCGGTACAGGTCAAACGACGCGTCAAGCGGCCATGGATGCATTGGCCGGCGCGGTTACGTCTGGCTTTTATTTGCGCGGCGATGGAACTGACGTTGTTATGTCAGCCATTCAAGCGGCAGATGTGCCGACGTTAAATCAGAATACGACAGGCAGCGCAGCAACATTAACTACCGCTAGAACTATACAAACAAACCTTGCCAGCACTTCATCGGCATCGTTTAACGGTTCAGCAGATATTACGCCAGGCGTTACTGGAACATTGGCAGTAGCCAACGGCGGCACAGGGCAGACATCTTATACGGATGGTCAGCTTTTAATCGGTAACTCAACTGGTAACACGCTTGCCAAAGCCACGTTAACTGCTGGATCAGGTATCAGCATAACGAATGGCGCAGGCTCGATTACGATCGCGGCTTCTGGTGGTGGTGGGTCTGGTACAGTAACCAGCGTATCTGCTGGCGCTGGCATGGATTTCACAACCATCACGACTAGCGGTTCTGTTGCGATGGGTACGCCAAGTACTCTCACCAATACAACAACAAATTCTGCGTCTGGTACAACGCACACACATGCGTTAACTGGAGAGCTGGTAGAAACAACTTCTGGCAGTCCACTCTATTACGGCGCAAGAGCTTGGGTTAACTTTAACGGAACAGGTACGGTAGCTATAAGAGTGTCCGCAAACGTATCAAGTATTACTGACAATAATACAGGTGACTATACGATTAACTTTTCTACCGCGATGCCGGATTCTACGTATGTTATGCATGGTTCTGGATCGAATAGTGGAACAGTTAGCACCCCTATCATCATTATGCGGTGGAACACAACAGCCCCTACAGCTTCAGCAGCAAGAATAGGCACAACAAACGACGCTGGTTCAGCCGTAGATAATTTGCATACGCTAATTTCTGTTTTCCGATAGGGGTAGCTATGAGTCAAAGAATTATTTTTCTGAACGATGAAGGTGGAGTGTCTGTAGTCGTTCCTTCTCCAGAGTGTCTTGCAAGCCACACAATAGAAGAAATTGCGTTAAAGGATGTTCCTGCGGGAAAGCCATTTAAGATTGTTACGACGGAGGATATTCCTTCCGACCGGACATTTCGCAGTGCGTGGGAAGTTGACCCAAGTATTTTGACTGACGGCATAGGCGCAGAAAGTAATGAGTTTCCTGTAGAGGGTGGAGCATGATCACCATAAACATTAATAAAGCAAAGGCAATAGCACATGAAAAGCGCCGCGCGGCAAGAGCCGAAGAGTTTAAGCCGCACGATGAAATCATCATGAAGCAAATTCCTGGGGCCGATGCTCAAGCAGCGGAAGCTGCACGTCAGACCATCCGCGAAAAATATGCCGCCATGCAAGCTGACATTGACTCTGCGGTCACTCCTGACGAGATAAAACAAGTATTAGGTATCTGATGACGCCAGAATTGCAAAAATACTATGAAGATCGGTTCTCGATGATGGCAACACCTGGCTGGGCCGACCTACTGGAAGATGTTGACAAAATAATAGCTACATTGCAGGATATTTCCACCATTGACGGTGAGAAAGATTTACAATTTAAGAAAGGCGAATTGTCTATTCTGACTTGGCTGAGAAACCTGAAAACGGTCAGCGAACAAGCCTACGAGGACTTAAATGCGCAGGATGTATGATTTCCGCTGCGAAAGCGGCGAAAAGATTGAACGACTGGCAACATTTGATGAGCAAGTCGTAAGTTGTAAGTGTGGCAAGTCAGCCCGCCGCACGATATCAGTTCCGAAGTTTAAGTTGGAGGGGTGGTCGGGAGCTTTCCCGACGGCGTATCATCAATTTGACCGCAAACACCGCGAAAAGTTAGAATCGGAACGCAAAGCGAACGGATAAGCGATTTTGCCCCGTTCATGTTTAATCCTGGGAACCAAAAGCTGGCAGGAAAAGGAACCACGACATGTTGATAGATAGAGAGCCCGAGACGCCTAGCGAGTTAGAGGCAGAAGAAGCGAAACTACCCGAAGCAGTACCTGATGCCAAACCGGAATTACCGGATCGGTACCGAAACAAGTCGCTTGAGGACATCATTAAGATGCATCAAGAGGCGGAAAAAGTGATCGGACGCCAAGCGCAGGAAGTCGGGGAAGTGCGGAAACTGGCCGACGAGCTGATCAAGCAGAATCTTGGCGCCAAATCGCAACCTGTTGAAAAAGAAGAGCCGGAAGTAGACTTCTTTGAAGACCCGAAAAAGGCGATTCATAAGACGATCGAAACGCACCCGGATGTTCTGGCCGCCCGCGAAGCGAGCGCCCAGTTCAGACTGTTGCAGGCAAAGCAAAAGCTCGCGCAAAGCCATCCTGATTATGAGCAGGTTGTGCAAAACGAGGACTTTACGAACTGGGTGAAATCTTCGCCCGTGCGTATTGGCCTCTACGCCAAGGCGGATGCTGAAGCTGATTTCGATGCGGCAAATGAGTTGCTGAGTACCTACAAGGAATTGCGTGGGGTTCGTACGAAGCAGGTGGAACAGCAGGCATCTGCGACCCGCCAGCAGACAATGAAAGCCGCGCAAGTCGACAGTGGGGGTACCGGGGAGAGTTCAAAGCGGGTTTACCGACGTGCTGACCTTATTCGGCTGAAAATGACCGACCCAGCGCGTTATGACGCCTTGTCTGATGAGATTATGGCGGCGTATGCGGAGGGTCGTGTGAAATGACCTTTTGATACTTAGGAGTTAGACATGGCAAATACCGCATTTAGCCCAGCAAATAGCGTTACCCCAACAACAGCAGCAACCTTCATTCCAGAGATTTGGAGTGATGAGATTGTTGCCGCCTATAAGAAGAACCTCGTTCTGGCCAACCTGGTCATGAAGATGAACTTCCGTGGCAAGAAGGGTGACACCGTTCATATCCCTGCACCAACCCGTGGTTCGGCTTCAGCTAAAGTGTCTACCGACGCTGTTACGCTGATCGCTGCGACTGAGTCGGAAGTTCAAGTATCGATCAACAAGCACTATGAGTACAGCCGCTTGATTGAAGACATCGTCGAAGCACAAGCATTGAACAGCCTGCGTCAGTTCTACACTGCCGATGCTGGTTACGCTCTGGCTCGCCAGGTTGACACCGACCTGATCCAGCTCGGCCGTGCTTTCAATGGCGCAACGATCGGCACCAACGACTACGCTACCAGCAACAGCTCCACCAAAGCCTTCATCGGTTCGGACGGCACCACTGCGTACAACTCGACTTCGTCGAACGCTGCTGCACTGACCGATGCTGCTATCCGCCGCACGATTCAGCGTCTGGATGACAACGACACCCCAATGGATGGTCGTTTCTTCATCATCCCACCATCATCGCGTAACACGTTGATGGGCCTGGCTCGCTACACCGAACAAGCCTTCGTGGGTGACGGCAATGCCATCCGCAACGGCGAGATCGGCAACCTGTACGGTATCCCTGTGTTCGTGACCTCCAACGCCGACTTCGGTGCTGGTAACTCGGGCGCTGACCGTATTTGCTTGATGGGTCATCGTGATTCGATGGTGCTGGTTGAGCAAATGGCTATCCGTTCGCAGACTCAGTACAAGCAGGAATACCTCGGTACCCTGTTTACGGCTGACACGCTGTACGGCGTCAAGGCGATCCGCACTGCGGCCACTACTGGCGCAGCGCTTTCTTCGTCGGCATTCGCTCTGGCAGTTCCGGCCTAATTAAACTCCCCCGGCCACTGGTCGGGGGATTTTCAACCTAATTAGGAGAACATCATGGCAAATGCAACTTCCGTGACCGTTCG